AGCAGTCAATTGGTTAAGAGATTGAATGACATACGTAGGGATGGAGAAGCAGAACAACAGAACCTAATGCAGGATCCCACACTTATCAATGACAACTATCCAACCTTTAAAAATGTTTGGGGTTGGTACTTGAAAAAGAAAAAGAAAAAGTAACAGTATTAGACCAGTTTGATCTCCAATAAATACTTGCGGAGTTAAAGACATTAACAATTGGAGATTAAACAATGGCTAAAGCCAAACTTACCACAAGAGGCATAAGTGCTTCAACAGTAACCAGTGATAACCTAGCAAAGGGATCACAGTTAACACACAATCAACTAGATTCAAATTTTATTAACCTAAGAGACCAAAGTTTTGGCATAGCGGCGGATGATTCAGCCACTATACAGGTAGGTGCGGGTGACACCATATACATTCAGGGTGGTACAAACGTAACCACATCAACAGATTCAGCAGGAGTTGTAACAATCAATTCCACAGGTGAAGTAACCGCCAGTTCATCCACAACATTCACAAACAAAACATTTGATGCAGATGGCACAGGCAACTCATTAACCAACATAGAAGTTGCCAATTTAAAATCAGGTGTGCTAGACACTGACATCAGTTCAGTATCTGGCAGTGATGACACACTTGCTTCAGCAAAAGCCATTAAAGCATATGTAGATTCGACATCAGCGGCATCAGGGTTCAAAGTAGCTGGAGACGATTCTGCCAGTGTTGACATAGGTACTGGTGGCACACTTTACGTACAGGGTGGTACAAACGTAACCACTGCAACTGATTCAGCGGGAGTTGTTACAATTAATGCAGTAAGTGATGTAACCGGTAGTTCTACAACAACTTTTACTAACAAAACATTTGATGCAGATGCCACAGGCAATGCACTTTCAAATGTTGATGTAGCAAATTTAAAATCAGGTGTATTGGACACAGATTTAAGTTCAGCGTCAGGATCAGATGACACACTTGCTTCAGCCAAAGCCATCAAGGCTTATGTGGACGCAGTTCCGGTTGGAGACATAACTTCAGTGGTAGCAGGAGCAGGGCTAACAGGCGGTGCAACAACAGGTGATGCAACACTAAATGTTGTAGGTGGCACAGGTATCACAGCCAACGCTAATGATATAGCCATAGACTCAACAGTCACAACACTGGCAGGTTCACAAGAATTAACAAACAAAACACTAACATCAGCAGTTCTTAAAACAGGTGTAAGTGGCACAGCAGTATTAGACGAAGATGATATGTCTACCAACAGTGACTCACAACTTGCCACACAACAATCAATTAAAGCATATGTTGATGCCCATACAGGACAAGGATTCAAAGTGGTTGGTGATGACTCAGCAACTGTTGATATAGCAGAAGGTGGCACAGTTTACATACAAGGTGGCACTGGTATAACGACAGCAACAGATTCAGCAGGTGTAGTAACCATCAACGGACAAGTTGGAGACGTTACTTCAGTGGTAGCAGGTGCAGGTATGACAGGTGGTGGCACAACAGGCGATGTAACACTTAATGTTATTGGTGGCACAGGTATCACAGCCAATGCCAATGACGTACAAGTAGACGCAAACGTAGTAACATTGAACGCAGGTAGCCAAACATTAACAAACAAAGAAATAACAAGTCCTGTGCTTACTTTAGGTGTAAGTGGAACAGCAGTATTAGACGAAGATGATATGGCTACTAACAGTGACACACAACTTGCCACACAACAATCAATCAAAACATATGCAGACACGAAATGTACATTGTCATCCGATGGAACACAAGATTACCTTTGCACTGTCAGAAGTGCAAATAATATACAAGGTGAAAACCTGTTAACTTTTGATGGGAATAAATTATCTGTTCTTAAAGATAGTACCTCTGATGATAATGGTGGATCATTACTCGTAGAAAATTTTGCAGATATAGACGGAGTTAGAATCATAGACAACACCGTAACTACAAATGCCTCAAATGCAAACTTAGAAATAAATGCAAACGGTTCAGGCACAGTGGTATTAGAAAATTTATCAGTGGCAGGTGACGGAGCAACAGTCACAGGCATACTGGATGAAGACGACATGTCTTCTAATTCAAACGTAAAACTTGCAACACAGCAATCAATCAAAGCATATGTTGACTCTGTTGCTGGCGGTGGTGGTGACATTACTTCAGTGGTAGCAGGTGCAGGTATGACGGGTGGAGGTACAACAGGAGATGTCACACTTAATGTTATAGCAGGCACAGGTATTGATGTGGCGGCAGATGCTATTTCGGTAGATGTATCAGACTTTTTAACAAATGGTTCAGACAACAGAGTTGTAACAGCCACAGGTGCTGACGCAATGAATGGTGAAGCCAACTTGACATTTGATGGATCAACACTTGCAGTCACAGGAGCGGCAACTGTATCCACAACACTAGGAGTCACAGGTGCTTCAACACTAGACGGAATCACAATCACAGACAACACCATATCTACAAATGCTTCAAATGCCAATCTCGAATTGGGCACAAACGGCACAGGGCTTGTTGCTATATCAGGTGATGGTTCACAACTAGCCGACTCTGGAAGCAGATACACAGACTTCTTTGGTGGTGTAAGCAACATCAAAAACTTTATACTAAACAAAAATCAAGAAGTTGATGCTTCTTCAACAGGCAAAACCTACGCCAACCTTGTTAACATGGATACCAAAATGATTGGTTCAAGTTCATCAAGTAATTCCAACTTTAGACCAAGAAACATGCTGGTAACCAACACAGTTGACACAAATGGTTTATCATACACACGATCAGGTTTTTCAAGAGGTCCAGTAGCACTAACATTTGGACAGAATATGATGAACACTGGTGGCAGTGCATCCACAATTAGAACCACAAGAGGTTTTGATGCACAAGCAGGTATCTATGTGGAAACTGCAAGTAACCTTGCCAGTGATCTAACACTTACAGATGTGTTTTCCGCTAACTCAACAGTTTATGCCGCGGACGAATCAGCAGGAGCAAGTGGAACAGCAACAATAACAAATGGTTACAATTATCGTTCTTCATACTACAAGACATCCGCTGGTGTAATCACAAACGTCTACGCATACTACAACGCAGGGGCAGAAGATGCCGCGGCAACCAACAGATACGCATTCTACTCAGAAGACGCAGGTGCATCATCAAGAATGGGTGCAATAAGATTAGACAACCAATCAGGTGATCCCACACACGGTGCAGACTTTGGTTGGATATATGCCAAAGATGATTCAGGTTCATCAGAAGTCCACGTCAAAGACGAAGCAGGTAACGTTACTAAAATATCTCCCCACAACACTGCAGGTGAATGGGAATACTATTCTAAAAATAGCATAACAGGCAAAACTGTTAGAGTCAATATGGAAGCAATGATTAAAGATATTGAAAAACTTACAGGCAAAAATTACATTGAAACTGAATAATATAATATTATTCCTCAAAAAAAACATTAAATAGAGTTGTTATAACAAACAACCCTTTTAAGGAGAACATTTAATGACAGCTTTAAGTTCATATGCTGAGAAAAAGTTACTGGATCACGTGTTTAAGAACACTACCTACACTTCACCTCAAGCACACATAGGCTTATTCACATCGGACCCAACTGATTCAGCATCAGGCACAGAAGCAAGTGGTTCTGGATACGCAAGAATAAGAATAGACAACAAAATGAGTTCTGCAACATCGAATTCAGACAACAGTCAAATTACAAACAGTTCAGTGATCACATTTGCCGCGGCAAGTGGTGGTGCATTTGGAACAATCACACACATCGGTATCTTTGATGCAAGTTCAAGTGGCAATTTATTGGCACACGGAGCACTAGCGGCATCTAAAGTTATTAGTGATGGTGACACATTTCAAATTAACGCAAGTGGTTTAGTAATTACAATAGACTAATTCACAGTTTAATTTTTAGGAGTTACATCTGTGGCATTATTAATTGCATCAGCAACATTAGAAATCAATTCGTTTTTTGGTAACCCCTACGTTGCCAATGATTACGTAGCATTAGATTATGTAGAAGGCGGCATAGTTGCACAAGATTTAGATCTTGCAACAAACTTATCTATTGCATCAAGTAACATTACTGTTTCAGCAGTTGGGTTTATGCCTGGCACATCGTCCATGGCGATATCTTCAACAGCTGTCGCAACAGCATTTGATTTAGACTTAGCAAGTGTTTCAATTAATACAAGTGCAAACATATCTGTATCTGCAGTTCGAACAAGAGCGTTTACTGGAACACTACCAATAACATCAACAGCTACCATAACAGCACTTGATTTAGATCTAGCAACAGCTTTATCTATTGCAACCGCAACAATATCTGTTGATCCACGTAGAATAAGAAACTTTACAGCCACACTACCAATAACATCAACCATCAATATGGGCACCAATGTGTTCGATATTGAGGCAAGTTCATTTAATACATTTATTGTAAGCCAAGAAACACGCTTAAATACAATCCAGCGTGAAACACGAGTTAACAAAGTGAAACAAGAAACAAGGGTGTTTGAATTAGCATAAGGAGAATAACGCATGGCAGACCTAACAGGATATCAAAAAGACAACAAAGGAATTTTTATAATTAAAGATCCTGACGCAAGTATAGAATATGCACTAGACTTCACAGAATATTTGAACAACGGTGATACCATAGTAGATGATTCATCAGCAAGTTCACCAGTGGTAACCATAGGTACCATATCAGGAGATGCATCTCCATTAACACATCCAAACGGACATGGCACTGACGTACAAGCCACAACAACCAAAGTAACATTTAGAGTGAGTGGTGGAACAGCAGGCAACGTGTATCCAATAGAAGTAAAAATAGCCACATCAGCAGGTGACATAGACTCAAGACATTTTAGAATTATCTGCAAAGACAAAGGATTAGAATAATGGTTCCAAATAACAAAGGCAAGAAATATAAAACACACGACACAGAGATGATTAAGAGATTAGCATCTACTATGTGTACGTTTGAGGAGATTGGCTACATCATCGGCATGACTGGTGAAGGTGTCAAAAAAAGATTCAGCAAAGTTATTGAAGAAGGCAGGGCAAAGGGCAAGGCCAGTCTAAGGGCTTGGCAATTCACTAAAGCAGAAAACGGTGACACGAGAATGCAAATATGGTTAGGTAGAAACTATCTAGAGCAAAAAGATGACCCTAATGGAGAAGAACATTCAACACCACTACCATGGGACGAGGAAAAAGAATAATGAAACTGTCTATACCACAAAAAACAGTAGCACAAGATCCAGCAAGATTTAAAACAGTAATTGCTGGCAGAAGATTTGGCAAAACTACATTGGCTATCAGAGAAATATGCTATCATGCAAGACTACCTGATCAAATTTGTTGGGCAGTGCTTCCAAGTTACAGACAAGCAAAAATGGTTTGGTGGGATCAACTAAAAACAAAATTAAAAAGCCTTAACTGGGTAAAAAAGATCAATGAAGCAGAACTATCCATTGTGTTAAAAAACAACAGTAAAATTAGTTTGAAAGGTGCAGATGGCGCCGGCTTTGAAAACCTAAGGGGTGCAAAATTAAACTTCTTGGTATTGGATGAAGCGGCAAATATTCCATCACAGGCATGGTCAGAAGTATTACGTCCAGCATTGGCTGACTCAGAAGGTAAAGCATTGTTCATTGGTACACCAAAAGGTGTTGGTAACTTTTTATACGACTTGTATCAAGCAGGTGAAGACACAACACAGGACCAATGGAAGT